CAATGCTTAAGATGTATGGCTCAGGCCCGTCGCCAAAGTCAAGGTATGTGTAGACTTCGTAAATGGTACGCAAACCATCTTCGTTATAGCTTAGGTCTTTACGGCCTTCGATTTTGTCATTGGCTTGTGTTGACTTGCTAAACTCAGGGTCATCAGGGACTCCTAAGTCAACATCGATATACATGCCTGATTTAACACGACGTTGATACTCAAACTTGGTGATGTATTGAACGTGAGTTTTACGCTCAGCGGTGTAAAAGTTTGTTGCTGCAAATGGCAAGTAGATGTCATCGATTGCAATAAACTCTGAGTTAGGCCGTCTATGCAATGGGTTCCACATGAACTTCATGTATTGGCCGCCGCCAAGTGGCAGCTGCGTGCTGAGCTGTTCTAGTTCACCGCGGAACTCGACCATCTGCTCAGTCGTTTGCCAATTCATGAACTCGGCTTTACGAGTTGCTTTCTGAATTTTGTTCTTGTCACGCTCACCGTAGATCTTGCTCTTAACAGGACCGTTAGGCGGGAACACTTCTTTCATGAAGCGTGCAGAGAAGTCTACACAAGCTTCAACCAGCATTGGGTGCACAACCTTATTTGCACCTGTAAACTGAGCACCTCCTGGTGCATCATCGCCCAAACCAGTACGACGCAAACCTTCTTCGTATTGCTTGTCACGCTTCTCGCGTGCTTCTTTGTCATTGCCAATCTTTTCCATCAAGTCAGTGATGGCAGTCTTCAGCATGTTTTGATCTACTTCATCAACTATGTTGGCAAAGTGTGCAAGCTTTGTGGCATGGTCTATATCATTTTTCTCACGAATGATTGCACCGCCATCTTCTGTGTCTTCAACTTCGTTGTCAACATCCTCTAGTTCAACGCTCTCGCCTTCAGGCAAATCGTCTTGTAATCTTTTAGTTGCCATTCTTTACCTCACATGTACTGGTTAGCGATTGCATCTACTTGGTCAGGATCGTACGCTGTGACGCTGCCGCCTTCGGAAAAACTTTCAAATCTTTTTGATTTTATTATTTCTATTGCTGGATTTGCAATTTGATTAAACAACTCTTGTTCTGTTACTGAAGGAGAAGTTACTGGCCTATTGCTTAATTGCATTTCATGACGGCCTAAACCTTTTTGTGCAAAATACTTTTGCAATAGCAAAGGAGATGCTGAGTCTAATAGGTCTCCAAGGTCACCACCTGAATCTAAATACATACCAACTAAAGAATTGTCTTTTATTGATTGCAAAGGCTTTGATCTTTGCAGTTCGTATTTTGCAGCCTCATAAGTCTTAGGATTAAGTGTTTGTGCAGGCTTATCTGTTGCAAAAAAGTTATATGCACTAGTAGTACGTTCTCCTTTGTTTGCAGGAGTTCCAACCATTAATCTGACTTCATTAGGAATTTCAGGGGTATAAGAACTGCCATATTGGCCCATCCAATACTTTAAGTCTGTATCGCTAGGCCTTACCTTAAACTCACTGCTACTTGCTGTTTGACTCGGATGTGTATGAAAGTCAATAAGAGGTGATTTATCTATATTTTTTCTTGCTGCTTTAAGATCAAGTTTGTTAGGAGTAGCACTAGATATGGTGCCTTGTATCACTTCACTTGGCCCACCGGTGCGAGTTGAACCAACAACTGAATGTTCTAAACCTGAATGATACGTTCTAAGTAAAGCATTTCTAATAGACTGAAACTGCTCAGGTGCTTCTTTTGCAACAAGCTTTAATAAAGCAGACATGTTACCTGCTTGTGCTTCAGCAGGAGAGCCTGCAAGAATGCCGGCAGCCAATGCTTTTCCAGGTTTACCAAACGGCAATAAAGTCAGAGCTACATCAAAAGGAGTCTGAGGAATAACCATGTCTGCTGCAAACTGTGCTGCTTCAGCCACTCTTGCCTTGGTTTCTTTAGAACTGGGTATTGCCCGCTGCTTGCGGTAACGCGGAGCAACAAACGTGTCTAGTGTATCTTCAACATCACCGCCTTTACCCATGCGGACTGAACCGCCTTTATCGTAACCAGCTGGCTTGTCAAGGCTGTTCATGATCTCATCTATTTTGTCAGGATCGTAGACTGACACGCTGCCGCCTGCTGCATAGCCGTCATAACCGCCTGTTCTAGGTATGTAATCATTGATTAAGTCATCAAACTTTTCAGCTTTAACGAATCTTTCACCATTGTAATTTTTACTAAAGTCTTTTTGTACGGAACTTGAATCAGCCGTCATGTGATTTACTTTAATAAATTTCTTTATTGTTGTAGGGTCTTTTGTGTCAACAATGTCATAAATGTCAAGGTCTTTAACTTCAGACCATTCACCTGAATTCAAAAACTTTAATACAGAGTCTGTGATTTTTGCTCTATATTGTGGGTCACGCTTCTCGTATTCAAGTGCACGCTCGCTGTCAAAATAGTTACCAACAGGTTTGATTTCACCAATGCTAGGTGGACCGCTTACAGATGCAATGTAACGATCATAAGCTTTAGGAATATTAGTTTGCAGCCACTCTAATGCTTCTTCTTGCTCACCGTAAAAGTCGTCAGAACCTAAAAAGTTATTAAATTTTCGTCTTTCTGCTGCAGTCATTGTCTGCAATAAATCGTCAACATCTTCCATAATGTCGCCGCTTTGCGGAATGGAAGAGATCTTTGCTTGAGCATGAGGGCGCCCATCGGCATCAAGCAAGGTTGTGAGTCGGTTATTGCCTGATCCATAAGACTCAGCAAGACTATCACCTTGCGTGCACCAACCAGCTTGTTTGCCAATAGTTGTGCAAAGCTTCTTTGCTTTCTTGTCAGTTGTTGCAGGAATATCAACCCAGGTCATACCTGGTTCTTTGACAAATGATAGCTGCGCAGTCGGGTCTTGTAGCCTAGGCACAGCCATTAAGTTATCTGACATTCCAGCTAATTCAGCCTTTGCAGCTTCAGCAGCACGCCAGTCATTAATCTTAGAAACTAGTTTAACTGCATCAGGCATAGTAACCTTGTCAAGCTGCTTAAGAGTTAAGCGCAAGTTTGCAGGCAAAGTAGATTCAGGGTCAATGGCATTACCAAGCTCATCTATTAAGTGACCAAAACCAAGGTCACGATTTGAACCTGAAAGCAATTCATAAACCGGTGTTTCTGGAGGAACTTTAAGCAGCCATGGATTTTCTGCTAAGATATCAGAATCATCTATTTTAGGAGTTAAGTCAGATGCTTGAAGTTTATTAATAAATGCGTCTGACTTGCTTTCCCATGCTTTGGCTTGTGGAGAAACTCCAAAGCCTTCCTCTGGAAAACCTGCTTTCTCACGAATACTTCCCATGACATTGTATCTGGTAGGTTCAACACGAGCATGAGTTATTCCACGCTCAGCCAAATCACGCACTGGGTCTTCAGGAGTAGCTAACTCATTTTTAATGTATTTAGCAAGTTTTTGGTCAATCCATTTATTGAGAGCAATTGAAGGTTCTTGTCTTATACGAACATTTTCAGCTACATCAATACCTTGACGATTGGCTAAGGCCATAAGCGAGGCTTCGTTAAGGGTGCCTGTTTTTAATGGGCCAACTGCAGTTTGAATAGTATTAGAAATCCAGTTACCTCCTTTAGGTTTGACCGCATATGACCTTGTAGGTGCAGTCATACTCTGCGCTATGTCTTTGGCAACAAAAGGTGCTGTCTGAACTAAGTTAGTACCAACACGTTTAGCATACTTGCCAAGAGGGCCAGCAATAGGCGCTACAGCCATTGCAGCTTCAGCAGTATCATCTGGCAGCATAGGAATATTGGCCTTACCAACATTTGTGATAGGTTCACCATAACTTAAGCGCTCAACTGTTCGTGCAAGTGCAGGAACACCCAAAAACTCCATCGTTCCCTGCATCTGCTGCGTGCGCTGAGGTGCATAGCTTTGCTTAAGGAAATTGGCAATTGAGCCAAGAACTGGTTGTTGTGGCGTGGCTTGTACTGAATCACCTTCAGCATAATTCGTTCTGACTGAACCGCCGTCTGCCCACTTGACCTTGTTAGCCCAGTACGCAGCACTGCTTGGGCCTTTAGCTATGTTAGCCGAGTGTCGTGCCTTGAATGATGCACGCTTTGCAGTCATACGGTCTGACTCGCCTTCTTTAGGCTTGCCTGCTGTACTAGCGCCTTGTTGACCAAAACGGATAATCTTCTCCTTGCCATCTACCTTGGTCTTCACAATGTGAGACTTGGTTGGGTGGCTAGGAGTGCGCTTAGGTTGATTAAGCTTTAGACTATCCTTGTCAACAGGCTTGTTCATTTTTTCTTAGCCGCAGCTCGTATGTTGTCGACCATGTTTGGATAAGGTCTGCCTGCGGCTTTGGCCATTGCTTTAGCAGACGACTTGGCCTTGGACGATAGAGGCTTGCTATCGCCAAGGCTTTTAGGACGTGCTTTTTCCCAGACAGGTTTTTTAGGCTGCATATGGGTTCACTTTCGGTTTGTTAAAAATGCGAGGCTCGTCAATATCTTTTGCTTGAGGGAGCTCAAACCATCCATCATTCTTGAGATAGATAATAGCTTGCGTAAACGTGTCAACATAGTCATCATGCTCCGCTACTGGGAACTTGCCCAGTTGTTTTATGAAAGGTGCTGCCCAACTGACATGCTGGCCAGGATTCTTTCCTGACTCAGGTATCCACAACAAACCTAGCTCCAGGGTCGGAGCAGCCTGATGCGCACGCGATACCTTATCCGCTAGTCCAGGATTATATCCCACTGCAGGCACTTTAGCTAATCGTAAGTCTTGTAGCAAGGACTGGCCGCTAGCCTTGGCCTCAACAAGTATTCGGTCTGGCCTTCTGGCACGTGAATACGGTGAGTCTTTGGTCATGCCGCCGTACTCAGTTGTCCAATCCTTGATTGCCTTTGCACGCAGGTCAGGGTAGCTGAGGTGTTCATCCCATGCATCGATCAACATGGCATGGCGTTCGCCTTTGTGCGTGAATATGGCCCAGACTGTACATGCCGTAGGGTCGCCTGTAGTCTTCTCTGTAAAGGCACAGTCATATGACTGCAAGATGTATTCGAATGGCGGTAGGCCTGAGGTTGAGGGCCACATGTTGAAACAGTCTGTCTTGAGGATACCGCCTTGGCTAGGCACAGGATCTTGCTGCAACTGGCCTGCTGTACCGTACGACCCAAGCAGCTGCTTCAGGTTCGTAATCTCTTTCTTGCCAAACCGTTCAGGGCAGATTAGTTCACCCTTGACTTTGCGTGGATCGTAAGGACCGAGTACGGTCTTGCGTGACTTGCCATCCCATTCAGCCGGTATGCAGATGTGTTCCCAACCCTTGATGTCCTCAAGTATGTGGCCGCTGATGTCAAGTTCGTGCAGTCGCTGCATGACCGTGACCATAGCGTCGGTCTTTGGATTGTTCAGCCGTGTTGACCACACCATGTCAAACCACTCAAGGTCAGAAGTCCGCATGACCTCAGACTGGGCAGCTTGCGCTCCGTGAGGATCGTCAAGTATCAACCTAGATCCACCTTCACCTGTTGCTGTGCCGCCAACTGAGGTTGCCAGTCTATAGCCGGTTTTGTCATTCTCAAACCGCTGCTTGGCGTTTTGGTCACCAGACAGCTCAAACATATGCTTCCATCTGTCTTGATACCAGGTAGACTGCAGCAGGCGCCTAGTCTTCAGGTTGTCACGCGTGCTCAAGTTGCCTGAGTATGAAGCGCACAAGAACTTTTGCTCAGGGTGAACAATCCATTCCCAGGCAGGCCACATGACAGAGACAATAGTCGACTTGGAATGACGAGGTGGGATGTTGATCAGCAAACGCCGTATGTCGCCACTTGTAATGGCTTCAAGGTGTTCACAGATTGTTTCAATGTGCCAGCTTTCTATGAACGGTATGCTTGGCTCAACGACATGCCAGCTTTGCTTGACAAATTCATACAAGTTGCTTTCAGCTTTCCTGCGCAGCTGTTCCTTTGCAATCAGCTCACTTAGAGCTTTGTGATTCAAAGGGGCGTTCATTCTGTAGGCGTGGCTTTACTCAGCAAGGTTTGAATCTGAGTCAGTTCATTGTCACTCAAGCCTTTAAGGTCCACGACCGAAGTCTCGATCGCACCGCCGTTTGGCCCACTGATCTCGCTGCGTGCAAGCTTTGGCACATGATACTCGACCACGGATTGAAACAGGTTGAATGCCTTCTCAGGGTTTGGCCTGATCTCATAGACCACGTTGCCTTGGGAATCATAGACTTGATTGCCATCTTTGTCAAGCATAAGCCTGCCGTTTGCCACTTGATCAAGCCAACCAGCCAAACGGTGTGCATTGCCATCAACAAACTCTGCGATTGCAGCCTTTGCTGTAAGAGTAATTTTGTTCTGCGTGCCTGCAGCACGGCCTGAACCAGCGGGCCGAGTAGAGCCAGGCTTAGCACCGCCGCCATTGTTTGAGCCAGGTAAAGCTCCAGGTTTTCGTTTCGGAGCAGGTGTGCGTAATTCCATAATCAACCCTTTCGGTCAGATTGTCTATTTTGGATTGTATTGTATCCTTTATTGCGCACGTTGGTACCTACGTCTTGCCAGGAACCTTCACATAGCGCCTAAGCCAGTCAGGTAGCTTGTCACCATACACATAGGTCAGCAGCATGCCATAAGCCTCGTCAGCCCCTTCGCATACAAAAGCCTCGTAGCCTTTTGCACGCAGCTTATCGATCACTTGATTTTGGCTGCTGCTAGTTTTGCCACCTACCTTTTTCATTTCGATAAACAAGCCATGTTTATTTTCACGTGGCTCTGCAAGAAACAAGTCAGGAGCGCCTGCCAAAACTCCTTCCCTCTTCATCTGCGCAGCTACTCGAATCTCTCTTTTGCCGCCGTTTGGGATGCTCATAAAAACCAGGTCAGGATGAAAATTGCGCACTCTTGCAACAAGCAAAGTTTGCTCACTTGACTCTGATTTTTTTTGTTTATTCTTCATCGAGGATCGAGATCGAGTTCAAAAAAATCCAACCGGCCACCGGCGATATATATACTTTTTTTTAAATCTATATATGCATTCCGGCCATCTACTTTATATACATTTACTCTATCCTCGATCCTATATAGTATATAAACTAATAAAATCAACAACTTAGTCGAGATCGAGTTGAGGATCGAGTTGAGGATAGGATTAGGTTCAGTCATGCCAAAAGATCTTTTTCATCGGTTTCATCCAATTTTTTTCTAATAACGATATTTATTTCTTCTGCTTCCATTTTTTCAAAATCTTTTATCGCGATCTTCTTGAACCAAATTTGACACATGCTTCCCTTCCATTTTACTGACCTCTCAAGCTTCACGTAGCCAAGTTTCATGAGCATTTTGTTCAATGCTTTTCCCTTAGGAACCTCTGCATCTTCGACAAAACTCATAGCTGTTGTGAGGTGCTTGCTCGAGAATATTTCCTTGCTAAAGCCAAATCCTCCCTCATCAAGCAGAGTCTTTATAGTCTCAAATTCATCAGACGTGTTTAGGCCAATCATCTGATTTTTAGCAAAAGAAGTAGGTGCTTGGCCTTTAGGGTTAAATGCTTCTACAGGCTCAAACTCAAGCAGCCACTTCCTAAGTCCAGGTGCATGGTTGGCAATAGACTCAAACAACCTGCTAAAGTAGTTGCTATCAGCCACTTGCCTTAGTTCTTCTTGATTAGTAAAAGGTGTAAACTGAACCCACCATCTTCTGTCCGTGTCCTCCAAAGGCAGAGCGTCATGATGGTTTGTGAAGGCAATGTAGTTAACCGTGTTAGGTGCTACATACTCATTAACGCCCTTTGGGTGGATGGTAACCTGATCATTAGTGATGTATGGCTTGATGGTGTTCAGCACATCATGGCGGTTGTGACCAACCATACGAATCTCTTCTAAAACATTGACACACCTACCTGCTGCCCAACTAGTAAAGCCTGTGCCTAGCACACTTGGCGAGACAATGCCCACGTTGGCCATACCCATAACCCCCATCATCAAGTTGCCAAGCACAGACTTACCATCACCTTCAATTCCTTTAATCAAAGGCGCCCAACGGATCTTGACGCCAGGATTCTGCACACAGTAAGCCATCCAAGAAGTCATGATTGCAGCAGCACCAGGTTCTGTCAAGATCATGGCTAAATGCCCTTTAACCACCTCAATGGCTTCAAGGTCTCCTTTGCTAAACTCAGCAGGTATATCAGGTGGGCTGTTTTTGTTGTATTCATTGACACATGGGACACCATTCATCTCAAATAGGTCGCCGACAGCAGGTAGATAAATGATCTTATCAGGCGTAGGAATGCCCCACAAATCAAGAGCCAAAGTAGCAGCAGAGTCATCACCAGTCAGCCTGTTGAACATGGCACCAAAGCCTGACTGTGTAACTTTCCTTTTGGTGACCACATTAAAGAACCGGTCTTCATGTGTGACGTAGACCCAGTCAGCTGCCCAGTCAGGCACACCATCTCTGCCCTTTGGCTTAATCAGGTTCTTGGCGTCTCCAATAGATACAGGGAACTTAAACTCTTTGAATTTGTCTTTAAGTATGTGAGCCAAAACACCACGACTGATGTGGTCAATGCCAAGCTCTTCTTTGATTGACTCAACAACTGCGGTTCTTAATTGATTAATGTCTGGGCAATCCTTGATCATTGCCTCATACTTTTCAAAGGTCCTTGTTTGCTCAGCTTTCTTGACCTCACCAACCCGCTTGATGATCGATGCCAATGTTATGGCGCCGCCTCCTGTGCTGCGCTGCTCGCTAAAAGAATCCCACTTAGTTTCTAGTTCTTGCCGGTTATAAGTAGATGTGCCTTGGCTAACCTCATCCCAGACTTCCATCCACTTACTATCACCAGAGCCTTGATGGTGCAGTGCCATGCCAAGCTGCAGCCAATCCTCATAGTTGTCAATGTCACCCATATATGGTATGAGTTCATCACTGACTTTGTCAATGTCCCAACCAGTCAATGGCGGTTTGTAGGTTTCAAGGGAACTGACCTGATTGTTTGACCCAAAGTGCCTTTCCACAAACCAGCCAATATCTTGGACCGTGTCTGGCAAACTCCCATGGCCATTCAATGTGTGGCCTGTGACTGTGAAGTACCTGCCGTCACGGTAAACTTCAATGTTGCCCTTCTTGCCTGAGATTGCTAAGTTAGATCTAGTGAATAGCTTTATGCCTTTGCCTGAAGGGCTTATCTCTGCATAGCCATCAATCTTGTCCAACACTTCTGCGGCATCTCTGTT